CGTTATGACAACCCAGTCTAACGATGCTGAACCATATAACTCCTCTGCAACGTTATCTGGACGTAACCCCATCGGTATTTCATACTTGTTAAACACAGTTAAAGTATTTTGTAAATCTTCTCTCAACTTAACACGACGAAAAAAGTTTTTAACTTCAAGATATTCAAGTGAAGAATTTTTGTCACTTAAAAATGATGGATATTTAATATTAGGTAATTCTCTGAAGTATGACATTAGAAACCAACTCCTCCAGCATCATCATAATCTACATCATAGATTGGTTCTAATTCTTTGAATGTAAGATCTATTTGCATTGACACTGGTGTTGCATCATCATATGTTGTATATACTCCTTCACCTGTATAGTTCACAGACACGTTTGTCAGGAAGCATTGTTTGAATTTATGTAAAAATGGGTGATCACCATTACCTTTCTTATATCTGAGTTCAAATACGTTTGGTGTTTTTAAGAACATACCTGATCCACCAAGTGACCCTGTGTTCTTTGTCTTGGGTGCCATATTTGATTTAAATGATCTTATAATATTCTTACACTCTTGTGCCTCTGAAGAACTTCTAGGTGTCATTTTGAATGAAAAATTAAAACTTCTCAAGGTAGGGCCGTTGAAAAGTAATTCCATATTTGGATTAAATATTTGACCTGTTTGTCTTGCAAGAATATCAGCAGCAGATACATTTCCTCCTAACGCACCTATAGCAGCAGATGTCGCTTTGGCAGTTACGAATTGTGAAGCAGCATCCATTATTGTAGAGTCAGTTCCAACTGTATTCTTCATTTCTTTTGTCATATCATTTGTTGCTTTTTCATATCCTTCATCATCTCCCTTAAGCATTGCTGATAGTGCTTCACCACCACCTTCAATGGTAGATCCGACCAATCCAGCAGCAGCACCCATCAGAGTGTTCATTTTACTTTCACCATAATCTACAGCATTTCCATCTTGAATATTTGATGGCATTTGCATGATGATGCTTCCTAATATTTTCTTCGCCTTGTCTTTCGTTCCAGCAGGGCCAATGCGACGAGCTCCGGGTTGACCAACTAAACTACCCCCACTCGCTTGTTTTGTAGGTTGATATTCAATAATCGTAAATTGCAAGTAGTCAGTTGTCTCAGTAAGTGCCTCAAGTGGATATCTAAATTGACCACCTAAAACTGTTCCTCTTGTTATTTTGCCGAATAATCTTCTTGCTTTATTTTTAGCGTTTTGTACAGCCGCCTTATTACTCGCTATGATTTCTTCAGCGAGGGGATTTTTTTCTCTTATCCTCTCTTCTTGTTCTTTTGTAAATTCTACTGCTGACATATCTTTTTTTAACTATTTAGACGTATTTTTCCAAAAGGTAATGCCTGAAGGTCTTTGATCTCTTCAGGATAGACACGATATGTCTGCCCAACCAGATTTGAAAAAGAATAAGTGCGATATTGACCATGATGAAAATTGACCCCGCGAAACCCCCATGAGTATACCTCTGTCACAGCAACAAGTGGATTGACATCAAAGATAGTATCTGCTTTCTTTGGAACATATGAGAACACAAAAAATTGTCCTGCCTCTGGAGGAGATACACTATCACTGATAACTCCTTCAAGTTCGGTAACTAATTGACTAGGATCTTCAATACCTATAAGTCGGTCTAATACTGGACTAATTCGATTCATTTGACTCCAAGTTCATCCTCTGTCATTACCTTAAATTCATACAAACGATCTTTACAGTACTCACTTGCTGCTTTCCATTTTGCTTGGTTGCGAGCATACTCATAAGTTTCGTAAAGATAACTTTTTGTCTGTCTTTTTGGTTTCTTTGGAGGTTTAAGTTGTTTTTTAGGTTTTACCTCAATAATATATTTTTTGATTTTTCCAGTTGTTTCTTTGAGTTTAACATAGAAGTCTGGAAAATATCTATGTACACGATTATCGATTGGAGAGCGATATGGTATCGCAATCTCTTCACTACCCCATTCAAGAATATTTTCATTCAAATCGCAGTAAACCATGAACTTTCGTTCCCAAAGTGATCGATAAATGATATTTGATGGGTTTCCTTTGTACTTTCGCGGGTATGATGGTTGATATCTCCCTTTATATGACATAAATATATAAAAACAAAGTCATAAAGGTATTTAGTGTGTCATTAGTATCAAAAATAACCATGACTGATGCCAAAGTCAAATTTGGTAAGTTATCGTTAAATAATCAATATCAAGTTCACTTCGCTGGATTTAATTCAAGCGTTCAAAACTATCTAAGAAATAATGTAGGAATACTCAACGCAGATGATTTTATATCTCGTGAAATGGGTATTTTATGTTTTGATGCGTCTTTACCTGCAACTGCCCTAGCGACTGCTGAAGTGAAAGATAATTTCATGGGGGTACCTCAAGAGTTCGCTCATTCAAGATTATACACAGACATTGACTTTTCTTTCTATGTTGATCAAGACTATACATTATTGAGAATATTTGAGGGGTGGATGGATTATATTACGAGTGGTGCCGAAGGTGAAGTTAGTGATTTACAAAAACCGTATTATCGTAGAATGAGATATCCGGATACTTACAAAGTATCTTCCATGTACATATCCAAGTTTGAGAAAAATCTTGATCGTATATTATCATATCAGTTCATAAATGCATTTCCAAAGTCAATCACACCAATTCCAGTAACTTATGGTAATGCAGATATATTAAAAGTGTCTGTGAGTTTCAACTATGATAGATACGTGGTAAATCGTAAGAGAAGACAACGTAGTATTCTTTCAACTGGATCAGATATATTTAATTCATTCAAAAAAGAAATAAAAAAATCTGAAAAGACCAATACAGCTGAATACTCTGAAACCTATCTCAATAATGTATTGACAAAATACTAAAAAATGTCCTATAATGTGTTATAAATAAAACACTGAATGAAATATTATGCCTTTACCCAAGATTAATACTCCGACTTATGAGTTGACACTTCCTTCAAATAAGAAGAAAATTAAATACCGTCCATTCTTAGTTCGTGAAGAAAAGATATTAGTTCTTGCCTTAGAATCTGAAAATCAAAAACAAATTACTGATGCGATCATTCAAATTATTGGTGATTGTTTGATTTCTAAAAATGTTGATGTGACTAAGTTACCTACATTTGATATTGAATATCTTTTCTTAAATGTTAGATCAAAGTCGGTTGGTGAGTCTGTTGAGGTTAATGTTACATGCCCTGATGATGGTAAAACTAAAGTTGAGACATCTATCAACATAGATGACATCAAAGTAGTCAAGAATAAAGATCACAAATTGATTGTTAAACTTGACGAAAAGTATTCGATGAAATTGAAATATCCATCATTAGATCAATTTATCGAAAACAATTTTGATTTTGAAATGGCAGAACCTAATGAGTCAGTGTCGGCAGCGATGTCTATGCTATCATCATGTATTGATATGATTTATGATGAGGAGGAGAGTTGGGATGCATCTGAAAGCACAAAAGAGGAACTTGATGAATTTATTGATCAATTAAACACTAAACAGTTTCAACTGGTTGAAGAGTTCTTTAGAACCATGCCAAAATTAAGTCACACCATAAAGGTGACTAATCCTCAAACTGGTGTTGAGTCTGAAGTCGTGTTGGAGGGTCTGGCAAGTTTTTTCAGTTAGGTATGGCCCATATGAGTTTGGAGTCATACTATAAAGTAAACTTTGCCTTGGTTCAGCATCATAAATACTCTTTGACAGAGATAGAGAATATGATGCCTTGGGAACGAGATGTATACGTGACTCTGTTAAAACAATATATTGAAGAAGAAAATTTAAAAGCACAACAACGTAAATCATAATGGCATTACCCGCAATCGCTTCTGTAATAGGAAAAAAAGTCGCTAAGAGCGCGGTGAAATCTGGTGTAAAAAAAGTAAAAAGTAAAGCAAAGATGAAAGTAAGTAAACTTTCTGAAATGGCTAATGAAAAAGTACAAGATAAACTAGGTGCAGAGGGTGGTAAAGTAAAGAGAAGGAGAGGAAGACCTAAAAAGTTTCAGACACTAGCAGAAGTACAGGCAGATATTAATTTAAGAGAATTAAAAAAAGCACAAGAAAAGTTAAGAAAAGAAAAATTAAAAAATAAAGCAAAAATATCACCATCAAAATTAACTGCTCCGCCAGAAACTGGGTTGGTTCAATTGGAGGAGAAGGTTAAAGTTAATGCTGAAAAGATAACGATAATAAAAAATATACAACAAACACACAGAACTAATCATCAGAAAGAAAGGTCAGAGATAGCAGAAATAAACGGTGTCTTATCAGGTATTGCACAGTTTATAAAAGCAGATTATGAGTCAAGAGCAAGTGCAGCAGATAAAGAAAATCAAAAACTAAGAGATGATGCTGCTCAAGAAGAACAAAACAAAAAAGAAAAAGGACTCGAATCAACTGGTAAGACAGTTGCCCGAATAGGTAAGATATCAATAGGTATAGTATCTCCTGTTAAGGGTATATTCCAAAAATTAATGGATGCTGTAACTGCAATAGGTTTGGGTATTGTTGGAAATGCTGCATTCAAATTCCTTGCACGACCAGAAATTTTTGAAAAATTAACTGGAGTTTTTGATTTCATTGGAAAACATTTTAAATGGATTCTTGGTGGACTAGGTGCAATCGCTGTGATTGGTATAATTGCCCCGATTGTTGCTGTCGCATCCGCAATTGGAACAGTAATTGCTGTAATAGCATCTGCTGCTGTTGTCGTTGCTAAGATTGCGCTGATTATAGGTGGTATTGTGCTGGCAATAAAGGGTGCTACTGATGTATTCAAATGGTTACGTGGTGATATGCTTGGAGACTCAAAAGTATCAGATGCAAGGAAAGAAAATAGAGAACTGATGAAGGAAAAAGGTGTTGAGAAGGCACACATAAGTGGTATGTTTGGTGAGAGATATCGTGTAGAGCGTGATGGTGAGATGGTAAAATTAAAGTATAAAGAACTTTCACCAGATGAACAAGCGATAGTTGACCAATTCAAAGCGAGAGATCAAGAAATTAAAGATCTTACTAAAGAAAGAAATAATGAGAAAAAAGCAGAAAGAAAACGAATTAAAAAAGAGAGAAAGGAAAGTGAAGAATTTCAAGAAATATTGGCAATGCCAAAAGGAAAAGAAAGAGGTACTTTGAAAGATGCTTTCCATAAAGAGACAAACAGATTAGTGAAAGAAAGACATGATGAGATTGAAGCAGATTTTGAAAAAAAATTAAATTACAGGAAAATAGGTGGAGATGCTTCTGGATTAACAATGGTTGGTGAGGATGGCCCTGAGATCGTTGATTTTAAAACTGCTGTCAATGTTGTTCCGGCACATCGAACACAGGAAACACTTAAAACATTAGGAGAGAGCGGTGGAACAAATGTTATTACTATGGATTTACCACCAATCACGACACCTGCACCAGAGTTAAACATAGGTGCACCTCCTGCTAATACTGAACAAGATATTCCTTCAATAAATCCTTTCAATACTTACATGGTTTTAACTCCAGAAATTCTTAAGATTAGTTAATGTCATCAACATCAG